CGTCGATCGCAGCCTGCAGCGCGATGAAGCCGAGGTAGAGGAAGAGCAGGATCAGCTCCGAGGTGAGGCGCGCGTCCCACACCCAGTAGGTGCCCCACGTCGGGCGGCCCCAGAACGAGCCGGTCCACAGCGCGACGAACGTGAACATCGCGAGATAGCCGCCGTGCAATAAGGCCGGTGCCGGCTTTGTCAGATGCAAGGCGAAGTCGAATGGTCCGCTGCCGCCGCCAGTAAAGTATCGCGGCAGGCAAAAATCGGTCAGCAGCACGCCCCGCCAAGCGGGCTTTCGGTAAGCGTAGCGATCGGCCTCGACGGCATCGCAGACCTCCTGGTAACAGTGCCAGGTGGAATGCGGTACCGGCAGGATCGTATTGGCGTCTGGATCGCCGAGCATCTCCAAGAGCTCGTGCGTCGCGTCGACGGTCCATTCCTCGCCGTAAGCCATCGCATCGGCAGCAAAGACCTTGCCCTGCGGCAAGCCGCCGTCGTCGTCGTCGTGATAGCCGCCCGCGCCGGGCACGTCGCTCGTATCCATGATGTAGAGCGGCCAAGCACCGGCCGGCACGGTATCGTTGAGACCTGCGAAAGCCAGTGCCGCGCCGCGGCCAGGCCAATGCGGTAGCCAATCCTCGACGACCTGCGCCCGAAAGGCGGGAACGACCGCGGCGATCTCGGCATCGCTAAGCACGGTGCAGCGATTGACGATGACAATCTCGGTCACACTTTGCGCTTTTAGTTTTGGCTGGCGGTGACGGTCAACAGCCGGTTAGAGCCGCAATGCGTCGGGTCGATCCCGTTCGCGCCGACGACGATGACGCCGCTCGGCCGGACGCGGAAATCGCCGGTATCTCCGCTCGCCGTAAAGCTGATCGGCTGGCCGTCGCCGCCGCTCATCAGGATGCGCCCGACCACCGTACCCGGCGGCGCGTCGCATGCGATCGAATAGCCAAACGCCATCGCCAGCAGCGCTGCGGTCAGTGTCATGGCTGGGTCGCCGTGACGGTGACGTTCTGTGTCGTGCTGCAATTCGCCGCCGCAATACCGTTCGCACCGACGACGAGATTGGCTCCAGACATCGTGAAATCGGTCGTATCGCCGGCGGTTGCTTGATAGGTCACCGGATTGCCGTCGCCGCCGGTCGTGCTCAACGCGGTCACAACGGTTCCCGCCGCGGCATTGCAAAAGATCGTCGGGCTGGCCGGGTTGGCTGCGACTTTGAGCGGCGACTGAATGGTAATCTGCACCGTCCCCGTCGTGCTACCGGCCCAGGCGGGCGGAACGACGAGCAATAGGAGCGGCAGCGCTGCGAAGACTCTGCGCACTAAGCCTCCGCCGTACGATCAATGCAGAATTGCGCGATATCGCGCAGACAATCGGCCGCGAAAACGTAGCCGTCGCAGGTCGACAGCACGAATTCTCGCCAAAGCCCGTGCCATTTCACAAAGGCAACCGGCTGGGCGGCAATAGACGAAGATCTGAGGCGGATCGCCCAGCGCGGCTGCCCATTCGGTCGCGGCGGCAACGGATCGAACCGCAAGTGGCCGTTGGTCCAATAGCCGTCGCACTGCTGCAACGGAATTCCGTCCGCCTAAGCCTCCTCGCCGAGCGGCGGCCAAGCTACGCGATCGACGGTAAAGTAGCCGTTCCACATGGCAGGTTACTCGAGCCGCCAGATGCGCAATTCGCCGCTCTCATCGGGCTTGGCCATAAAGCGGCCCCAGCCGCGCCGCGCGGCATACAAGCAGGCGTTGCGCACGGTTCCGAGCTTGGCGTTGCCGATCTTGCGGCTCTGGCCCTTTTTGAGCGTCTTAAATCCGTATTTGTCGCCTGTCGGCGGCGGTAATTCGTGAACCGGCAACGGCACGCCATCCTCGACCTTGCCGAGTTCCACCTCGGCCGAATGTTTGCGCGTTAATAGCTCGTAGCCTTCGCCCCAGTCGGTTTTGATCGAGTAGGGCGTCGGATCGAGCGCGGCGCGCAGGCGGCAGATATAGACCTTGATGACACTGTCGTCAGGCGGGGCGTCAGGCTTGCTCTCATAGAGCAATGTCATCAGGCTGTCGTTTGAGACTGGGCGGCCGCGCCGACGCCAGAGAATTTCGAGGATGCGCCATTCGGTCGGCGTCAACTGCACCTTCACGACCATCCGCCGGTCGTGATCGAACCATGGCGGCGGCAGGCGCTCGGCGCCGTCGAGCTCGGCGCGGCAATGCTCACACAGCGCCAGCTTCGGATCTCCGCAATTTTGTACAGGTAAGGCGCCAGCCGGTATGCACCGGGTAGCAAAAGCGCGCGGCAAATTCGCCGAGGCTAATGCCGAGCACCTCGAGCAATTTACCGCGGTCGGTGCGCTGTTGCTCGCCCGGCGGCGATAGGACAATGCGGTAGTCGAGGCCTTCGGCGCGGGAGAGTTCGCGGCGGATCGCTTCGGCCTTCAATTGATCGACCCGGTGCTGCAAGCCGCCGATCTCGTCGGCGAGCTGGCCGTTGGTCAGTTTGCGGCGGTTTCGCTCTTCGTCGTCGAGTGGGCGCAGCCGTTTTGGCATGTTTCCTGGGTTTCGAGGTGGCGCAGATATTTCTCGGCCTCGCGTAGCTTTTCCCGCTCGGCGCGGCTGCGGAACGGCAAATAGCAAAGCTGGTGGTGCGTAGCGCAATAGGCCGAGCCCGGCCGTTGCCGGCGGCCGCATTGCGAGCTGTCGTCGAAGAGAAAGCGGCAGCCAAAGCCGCCGAACTCGCTCATGCCTTGCCGCGGCGTACGCATTCCGCTAAGGATTAGCTTTCCCTAGTTGCGTGAAACTTCTGGCTCCCGGTCCGCCGGGGGCCGTTTTATTGCCCGGCGCGCGGACCGCGTTCGTCCCGCGGATAAGCGACGCGGGCGAGGACGCGCGCGACTTGGGCGCGCGACCATTCGCGGCCGCCGCCGGGCGTCTCGATGCCGCGGGCGGTCAAAGCCCGCGCAATCTCGCCGTTGCTCGCGCAGCCGGCCTTGCGAGCGGCCTCGATATAGTCGACAACATCGGCGGCGAATTGATCGGCGCGCGCCGAGCGGACGCGGCGCGCTTCGAACGTCGCGCGACGGTCGCCGGGTTTGAGGTGCGGGTTGCCGAGCCGGGTAATCCGGCGGCCCGAGCGGCGCGCCAGCCAGGATCCATGCAACACCAGTTCGCGGCGGACGACGGCAAGCGCGTCTTTTGTGCGCTGCGCAATGCGCTTCGCCTCGTCCTCGGCGACGGCGGCCAAGATGTGGATTAGGAGCGGCGTCGCATAGGGGTTGTCACAAGCGACGAAGTCGACGCCCGACTCCATGAGTCCGGAAATGAAATAGACGTTGCGCGCCAGGCGATCGAGCTTGCCGATGACCAAGGTCGCGCGGCGCAACCGGCAGGCCGCGAGCGCGGCGGCGATCTCAGGCCGCCGCTTTTTGTTGGTGCCGGTCTCGACCTCGCAAAACTCGGCCAAAAGCACGCCGTTTGCCGAGGCTACATGTACCGCCACCGCTTCGCGCTGCGCCTCGGGGCCGATCGCCTGCTTGCCGGTCGAGACCCGGATATAGGAGATAAAACGCGCCTGGCCGGGCGCGCTACGCGGGCCAGTATGCGCGGAAGCGCGGCGCAGGGTTTTCTCCGGGGGTTCTAGGAAAGGCGTATGAGCGCGCGGCGGCGCGGCCGCTAGGGGCGCTCTAAGCGCGACTCAAAAGGAAAGGTTCGTTTGTCGGATTGAGTCGTTAAAGCAGGTTCGTGGAGAGCAGCCAGCGGCCGATTTCGAAGCCGACCGAGAAACAGACAACGCCGATTAGGACGAGCATTAACGCGAACGCCGTGGCGCTGCCGTCGCTCATCTCAGGATCGAATGTCGCCATAAGACCGCGGCCCGTTGTAATGCGCTTCGAGCGCGCCCAAGGCGGCGACGAGGACGCCAGAGGCGGCCTCTTGCGATAGGCGCCGGCCGGCCCAGCCTTGCTCGAGCGCCCATTCCTTCAGCGACCGGCCCATGCCGACGACATGCCAGAGACACGCGCCGCCAGCGCTAGCGAGCCCGCCGCAAGCGCAGATCGCGCGCCAGACATGCTCGCGCGCGGCAAAGACGCGGCCCGAGAGATCGCCCTCGGCGGCGCCGCCCGGCCCGCGCGCGAGGTTCGCGGCTTTTAGCGGGTCGAAATGCGCGGTTTGAAAACGGGCCCGGAAATCTTCGCCGGCCTCGCGCATCGCCCGGGTGATCGTGCCGCGGCGCTCCATGATCGCCAGCGTATCGACCGCGCGATAGGGGCGCGCAACGGCACCGGCTCCGTCGGCGATTGCCTTGTCGAGGCGCACAACTTCGCCATGCTGCAGACGTTCAGGGGGCGGCCCGATAATATCCGAAGGGGGCGGCCTACGACGTCGGCGCGACAAGATCGAATATTCGAAATGTTCGAGCAAAGTTCGGCGTTAGTAAAGAAGGCGCCGGGCAAGCCTAAAATAGCGCGCATCAAAAAACCGCCTCGCCGATTTAGGACGAGACGGTTTTCGCGACTATGCCGCCTTGTATACCCTTCAATCTTGGCAGCGCAATGGCGCAATTATTACCGCGCGCTTGCCGCCTTTGGCGGTAAGGTCGCGATCGCCGGTGCTACTGCGCGGCATAAGAGCGGCGCGAGTTCAGCGAGCCGCGTAATCGCCGCCACCGCGTCGCTCGTACTTTCAGAATCGGTGCGGCGATGGCCGTACACGTCTTCCCAGATCGTCTGCAAGATAATCAGACCGCGCGCGTTGATCGCGTTAACTAAGACGAGCTTTTCATCGGGCGAGCCGTTACGCGCGGCGCGCCGCATGAGCGGCAGGAGCGCCGCCAAAGGCTCTACTGGTGGCATCGCTCATAAACGGGAGCGGACGTCAGCGCTCCCGGCTATATGCGGCTTTTTGCGTCGAACCGCCTTCGGGCGGAAACCCCGCGATCGCGTCGAGCTCGCGGGCGAAGCTATGCGCCGTCTCGCAATCCATTGCGACTTCCGAAATTACATAACCACCGGCGCAAAACCGGATCGTCGGCCGGCCGTCGCGATAGCGCCCGACGCTCATCAATAGCGGGTGGTCGAACTCGCCGGCGGCATCGCGAACCAATTTACGCCGCCTTGCGGCCATTCGCGGCCGCGTCCTTGAGTATCTTGCCCGGCTTGAACGTCGGCTTGCGCCTTTCGGCGATCGCGATCAACGCGCCGGTGTGCGGATTGCGGCCTTGCCGCGCTGGCGTGGTCTTTGTTCCAAAGTTGCCAAAACCGGCGAGTCGGACCTCGCCGCCCCGTTCGATCTCGCTCTCGATCACCTCGAGACTTGCCTCGATAATGGTCCTAGCTAACGCGAGGCTCGTCTCGGTTTTCGCGGCGACCGCCGCAATGTATTCGCCTCTATTCATCGCCCCCTCCTCTTGTTTCCCGTGAAACTCGCTGTGAAATGTCGCGGCGCTGGGATAGCCGGTTTCGACCAGAGACCGCCCGCCTTCGCCGTCGATTGCAGGACGGGATTGAAGAGTGTCCCCGTCCGCTGCGGGGCGCCGTACGGGCGCGGCGGCGCCCCCTCTCTACGCTGACCCTTGCGCATCGTCCCTCTCTCGCTCGGCACTTAAGATCACGCGCCGTCGCGCTTCCTCGAACGGCCGCAAACCGGGATTCTGCCGGTTCCATTCCTGCCGCGCGATCTCGCGCTCGTCCTCCTCCTCGCGGAGCCGAGCCCGCCTCCGCGCGCGTTCCTGCTCCCTCGGATCGACGGTCCGCCGCAATGCGCCATACTCGGCCCACGCCGGCGCGACCTCGCGCGTCGACGCGGCGACCCAGATCGCGACGACAAAGGAGCGACTTGACCGCACGAGAACCCGCGCGCCGCGGACGACCGCCCAATCGGGGAGACCAGCGAGCGCCGCGTTGCACGCGTCCTGGGTTATGTCGACCGCCGCGTCGTCGAGTTCGGGGACATAAAACAGCGAGCGGATCGCCGCGATACACTCGGCGAGCCAGTCCGGATCGGCCGGCGCGAAATAGCGCTCATAGGCCGCGATCGCGACCTTGGCCGCCGCGAGCTCGATCTCGTCAAGCGGCGGTGGCCGCCAATCCGTCGCCAGAACCGGGATCGGATCCCCCCCATCCGGCGGATAGTTCATTCGCTCGCTGCCGCGCAGCGCGGCGGCGACGCGCGGAGTCAAACAAGGCCTGATGGGGCGAGCGACGTCGGGTAGGTGATCCGGTAAAGCCACGGGATTTTCCCCCTCGGAGCGGTAGCAGGATTTCGCCCTGTAGCGGGCTGGTGGACGGTTCCGCGGCCCGGCCGCCGCCCGGATTTCCGGCCGATGCCGCCTCCTCTCCCATTCGCGATTCGTTCATTGCCGCAAAGGGGGGTGGGGTTCCCCCCTCGTGGGGGGGACTATAGGGGGGGCCCTCTTCTCTCTTCATCTCTGAAGGGGAGTCCAGAGGGGAAGCATGTCGCAACATGCCCTCCCCCATGTCGCGCTCGGTCGATCGCGGCATGTCCGAGGCCGCCGCAACGAGATCGATAACGGCCCCGTCGCGTTCGCGACGTCTTCGGTTCGCCCGATAGCGGGCGCAGCGGGCTTTATTGCCGGTCTCGGCGACTGTCGAGACTTTATGCGCCTGGCGTTCGGCCCAGGCGCGCAGCTTGTCGCCGGCGACCATGCCGAGGCGGACCATCTCGTGCCAGATCCGCTCGACTTCGGCGAGCGCCAGACGCCAGCGATGCGCGACGAGCTCGAGGTTGAGCCGCGCGATCGAGCCGTTGTGCTGTAACGAGTAGTCCCAGGCGCTCGACCAAACGGCCCAGACGTTGGGATAAGTCGAGCCGGCGCATTCCGCGATGAGATCGAATTTGCGATCGTCGCAGGCTCCTTCGTATTGCTTGCCCCAGCTCATCGCCGGCCTCCCCGAAGGGGCTCAACCGCTTGGGTTGCGGCCGTCGAGAAAACGCCACGAAAAATTGCTATATTTGAAACGGACATCCCCCTCCCCCCTAGGGTGGGTGTTTCGGAGACCCGCGTCCGGCGGCCCCTCGGGTCCCCTACCGGGGGGTTGCCGGGCGCGGCGCGTTAGTCTTCGGTGCTTTGCAGGGGCCGGGGCGGCGGCCGCGCCCGCTGTCCGACGGTGACCGGGGTCATTAGCTCAACCAAACGCTCTCGGGATAAGGGGAACCGCGTCGTCGCGCCGCGGCGGCCTATTGCCCGTCAGCGGCTCGCGCGGTGGCGCGGTCCGCTGCGCGAGCCAATAGAAGATCTCGCCGAGCCGCAAAAAGACGCGGAACGCCAGTCGTTGCAGTAATGCCATTTGAGCACCTCATTTGCTTCGCTGAGGCGTGTTTTTGTCATTTCTCGACCAAGCCAAGCCAAGAGCCTGTGGCGGGCGCGCTGGCCGGTTATAGTTAATTTCGCGAAACGCGGCGGCGCGGTGGGCGATTGTCGCCCGGTCGGTCATCGCCTTACCCCTTTAAGCTACGGATTTCGTCGCGGAGTGCCGCGGTCTCCTCGCGCCGCGCCGCGCGGTCGGCCTCGAACTCGGCGCGCAACGCGTCGAGCCCGGCGGCGAGGCGATCGAGCCGCTGATAGAGCTGCTCGGTCGGCGGAAAGATGAACTCGGCTGCCGCCGGAAAGAGCGCCACGAGTTGGTCGAGGCGCTGCAATGTCCAGGAGCGGCCGTGGCGCAATAGGCGCGCCATGTTCGGCGAAACCCCGAGCGCTTGCGCGATGCGCTTGTCCTTAGCACCGCCGGGAAAGCTAATTTCGAGGAACGCGCCGGCGCGGCTACCAAACAACGGAATTGGCGGATTCTCTAGTTTCATTGGAACGCTACGTTCTCCCCAGGCGCCGCGCGGGACGCGACAATCGTCCGCGGGGAAAGACGGGTAAGGCGCGCGACACATGGGGGAAAAAGTGCCACCGACGGAGGTTCGGCGCTGGACGCCGAGCCGCAAAGAGGCGGTTTTGCGCGCGATCGCGCGCGGCGAGATTACGATCGAGGGCGCCATTGAGCGCTGGGTGCTGAGTCCGGAGGAGATCGCGGCGTGGCAGCGCGATTATGCGCTCGCCGGTCGCGCCGGCTTGCGTGTGCGCTATCGGCTGCGAATCCGTGGCGGAGGAAAGCGCGGTCGCGGCGGTTCTCACGACCTGGGCTCCGGCCGGTATAGCTCGTCGAGCGTAACGCCGGTGATTCTCGCGAAATGACGGACCAGGCGGTGCGGCAGCAAGACTCGCGTCTCATAGGCCTCGTAGTTTTTCGGACTTACGCCAAGCGCCTCGGCCATCGCGCGTTGCGTCAGGCCGCTCGCGATGCGGCGTTCGCGGACGCGCTCGATAAAGGCGCGTGCGAAGGCCGTCGGGTCGGGCGCGCAACCGCCGTCGGGTGAGCCGCAATGAGCGAGCATAGGATTAACGTTCCTAAAAATATTAGGAACGGTCAAGCCCCCGATTACGCGTGGGATGAAAGCGGCGACGCGGCGGCGACAATCCTATGGATGGAATCGCCTAGCGAGTTCAAAGCCGGGTTTGTCGCGCGAGTGCGGCGGGCGCGCAAAGCGACCGGCTGGAACCAGCGCGAAATGGCCGAGGTCCTGGGGATCCCGCTGAAGAACTATGAGGCCTACGAGAGTCGCGTGCTGCTGCCGCACCACCTAATCTGGCAATTTACGCGCGCCGCGCGGATTCCGCTCGAATACCTCTACACCGGCCGTCTGCCGCCGGAATTTGTCCGTAGCGCTCCTGAGCGAGCGGCGCGCCTCGTCGATCAGCGCCGTCGGCGCCCGGCCGGGACGACAAGACGGCGCCCTACGGAAATTCGGAAAACCGCGGCTAATTCCTAAAAAATTTAGGAGTTGAATTCCTAAAAATCTTAGGATAGCGTCGTCTCCGCAACATGGTTAAGGGGGCGGACTATGCTGCGCAACGGCGCGAACGCGTTTGTTTTTGTGTGGGTGATCGAGGAGATCACCCAGCGTCTCAATAAACTCAGCGAAGAATTTTTGAGCCCCGAGCGGGCGCTGGCGCGGTTGCGCCAAGACCTCGAACTCTTGGGGCTCGATCGGCTCGACCGCGATTTGTGGCTCGACGGCGCGGCGATCTGTATTGCCGCTTTGATAGCCTCGGACCGCAAACGGCGGCGCGAGGAGCGCGTTTGGGAGACGGCGGCATGATCCGTTGCGCTTGCGCCGCCGGCGATTTGCTCCGCGGCCGCATTGATGTTTCCGCCGAAATCGCGCGCGAGCAGGCGCTTTTTGAATACGCGCTCGGTCGGACGCCGGAAGAGGTTCTGATCTCACTCGGCGCGCGGCCCGATCCGTTTGAGCCGCCGTCATGGGACGACGCGGCTATCGTGATCGCTGACCGCTGGATCGAGGCTTGTGCGGCCAAAGTTCGAACGCCGGGGGAAACACCGATATGCGAAGCAGGGCGCGCAGCCGCGCCGCGGCGGTCTGTCGTCATGAGCCCTACCGAACGCGACGCCCGGGTCCGCGCCGCCGACGCGCGGATCGACGCCGCGGCGCAAGCTTGGGCGAGGGCGGTATGACCGACGCGCTCGCAAAATTGCATTGGGCCTCGATTTGGCCGGGCGAGCCGGCGTCGAATGACGAGCCGGGGCTCAAGGCCCTCGCCAAGCGCTTGCGCAAAAGCGGAATCGAGACGCCGCTCGACGTCCGGCCGCGGCCGGAAGGCGATTGGCAAACAATCGGCGTCGACGACGCGAGAACTTATCGCGCTGCGGTTCATCTCGTTATCACCGAGCAGTGGGCCGACGATATCGAGCTGCCGTGCCGCGTCGTCTTGCCGACGCCGAGCCGGGATTGAGGAGGAGGGGGAAATGTATAGCGCCGGCGATCTGAACATCGAACTCAACGCCAAATTCGCCGACGACGAAGAGATCATCGATATCGATGCGGTGATCGAGTCGGTGATCGAGCGCAACCGCGAGGATGAGGAATTCATCGGCTATTGGTTGCGCCGCGCGCTCGATCACGAGGCGCGCAAAAAACAGCGCGAGTTCAAAGTTAGCGCCGAGCGCGAGGAGCCGCGGCAACTCGCATTGCCGTTGCAGGGGTATCGCTATATTCAGCGCCGCTATTCCTGCGAACGCGGTGGCCGGCGGCTCAGTATCCCGATCCTCAAAATGACGCGCGCCGAATGCTGGGCGCACCGCACGGCGGTACACAAAAACGCGCTCGGCAACGCGGCGCACCGCGACGAATGGGACCGTTTTATCGCCGAGAATTTCGCCGCGCCGCAATACGAGGCCGCCGAGTAATGGCGACGAACCGTAGCAAATGGCCGGATTGATGGCCCCAACAAAGCTACCGCAATTGCGGGGCGCGGCGAGCCGAACCGGTTGGCAGTTGCCGCCAAACCTAACGTTTCAAGAATGGCTCGCTGCCGGTGCCGCCCTCGGCGAAATGGAACGCGCCGTCGGCTGGTGGATCGGTGACTGGTGGGTTTACGGCGAGCAGAAATACGGCGAACGCGTCGCCGCTGTCCGGTCCGAGACCTGGGCCGGTCCGAACTTCGAAACGTGCATGACCTATGGTTCGGTCGTTCGAAAATTTCCTACCTCGATTCGAATCGAGGGTGTGAGCTTCGCGCACCATCGTCTCGTCGTTCGTCTCGACGATAAAGAGGCTCGGGCGCTTCTCAAAGACGCTGCGCGCAATGATTGGTCAATTCAGCAGCTCCGGACAAAGGTAAAGCAACGCCGCCGGACTGAGCGCGAGATGGAGCTCGGAACCGAGATCCGGCAATTCGACGCCGATCGCTACGGCGTCATTTACGCCGATCCGCCTTGGCGGTTTGAGCCGTATTCGCGCGAAACCGGCATGGACCGCGCGGCGGACAACCACTACCCGACAATGACGGTCGGCAAATTGCAGGATCTCGTAGTACCGGCCGCGCGCGATTGCGTCCTGTTCCTGTGGGTCACAGTGCCGATGCTGCGCTACGGGCACGAGGTCATGGATGCCTGGGGCTTCGACTACCGTAGTCACTGCATCTGGCGCAAAGATCGGCCCGGCACCGGCTTCTGGTTTATCAACGAGCATGAGCCGCTGCTCGTCGGGGTTAAGGGTGACATTCCGGCGCCGGCCCCGGGGACGCAATTTCGCTCGGTACTCGACGCGCCCGTCGGTCGGCACAGCGAAAAGCCGGCGGTCTTTGCCGAGATGATCGAGACGCTCTTTCCGCATTTGCCGCGCGTCGAAATGTTCGCCCGCGGGCGCGCCCGACCGGGGTGGGCTGTTTGGGGCAACGAAGCGGAAGAGGCGGCCGAATGACTAAGCCGCGGTATTGGCAAAACTTATGCGGCCATTGGGTGCTCAATAGCCATTTTGCGACGGAGAGGGGCGAGCTTCCCGTCTACAAGGATCAAGACGGTATCTGGCGGTCAGACGTCGCGATTTGTGTTTGGCGTGTTCTCTTCCGTACCGACGAACCCGAGATCGTAATTACTGGCGGCGAAGACGACAACAACCGGCCGTTTCTACCGGATCCCGGCGAAATCGAGCGGCTCGGAATCCCGATCGATGTCGACGATTTCCCCGATGTTTGAGCATCTCGCCCCCGTTTATTGCGAGGTCGACAAGACGATCGCGGGATTGGCGCGCGCGAAGTTCCGTTTCGATCCGGTGCTTAGCGCGAAGCGCTCGCGGGAAACGAGCATCGCTTCTTCGGCGATCAAGCGGCACGGCGCGATTATGGAATTGGCGCTGCGCTATAGCCTCGCGAATTCGCCTGCGTATCAGGTCTGGCGCGAGCCCGCCTTTCTTGTCAGCCAAGCGGCCGACCACCTCGCGACCGATCAGCATTCCCAAGATGCGGCTCTTGTCGCTGAGATGCCTTACGCTACCGGATTATTCGATCAGGCCCGCAAGGTGCAAATCGACCTGCTCGCCTATGACCGCCGCAGGTCGTTCCTCGGCGCTTACGAGCTCAAACGCGGCAGTAGCTATCATGACGCCGGCAAGATCCGGCAAATAAAACGCGATCTCTGCGCGACGTCAGTTCTGTTGCGTAGCTATGGGAAGCGGCGCGGTCTAAAGGTCGATGGTGCTGCGGCGCGGGCAATTTTCTATTACGGCGAGCGCCGAATAGGTCCGCCGTGGGGAATGACCGCAGCGACACTCGACGATCATTTTGATTGGCCGGTGTGTCGCGATATCGACGAAGCGACCCGCTATTTCCGCGCCAAGCTCGACGCGCTTTTGGAGCGCGCCGAGGCCCCGGGAACGAACAACCAACTTCGCCTCTCATTCGAACGCGACATTTCGCTCGATGACTGTTTCGGCTGGTGCGTTGAGCAGCATGAGCTCGCAGAGTTGGTCGACGACTCGGCCGACGACGAGCGGTCTCGCTCACGATGAAATGGCCGGATTAGCGCAATGGCGACGACGTTTGAGGAACTAGCGGCAGTCTTGATTCGCGAACTAAGGGTCCCGAGCGAGCCGATGAGCGAAGCCGGTGCCGCCGAACATGCGGAATGGATGAAGGATCACGCGCGCGAGCTGTGGGGAGCCGCTCAATCGTATTTGACACGAGAGGGACTCGCCCGCGCGAAGGAGCAAGGCGTTAGGCTCGGCAGTCCGCATTTACAGCCCGGCGACAGCAAAGCCACCAGGTCAGCGAGGCAGGCGCGCTCGGCGCGCGCGGATCGATACGCAGTGCGCGTACGCCCCGATATCGAGGCCGTGATCGCCGCTGGCGCGCAAACGCTTGGCGAGATCGCGCGCGCACTAACTGAACGCGGCGTCGGCACACCAGCCGGATGCCGACAATGGAACAGGGGTCAAGTTCGGCGGGTAATTGCGCGCGCGATCGATATTCAGAACCGCGGCGGTCCTCATCGTACGGCGGCATCCGAGGAACGGAGTCCTGCCGCGCTGGCGAGCGCGACAACGCGTCTACAGGCCGCGAAGGCTTACCCCATAATCGTACAAGCGATTGAGGCTCGCTGCATGGTGCCTGGGGAAATCGTCGGCGCATTGGCTTTTGCGGGTATCGAGCCGCTCACGGGGTCCCGCTGGACAGGCGCTCAAGTTACGCGCGCAATGGGCTTAGCGATTTTCCAAGGCCTAAGCTTTCCCGCTAGCCCAGCCACGAAATTCGCGTACGAGTGGCTGAAAGATCCCCGTTCGCTGCCCGTCACGCCGCAAGATTTCCATATCCGCCACCGCGAAATCGCAACGCGGATATGGGAGCGGATGATCGAGAGCGCCGCGTGACCGGACCGCATGCGGCGGCGTATCCCGCGGGCTATGCGGCGGCTCTGATGTCGAGACGGCGGTAGTGACGGAAGCCGATCTCTTCGCCTGGGCCGATAATCGCGTGGCGCGCGAGGCCGGTATGGCCGCCGCGGCGACGGCGGCTGGCGAGGCCTGGCGCGAGGCGGCGCTCGCGGCGATCCGTAGGATCGCGCGGCGGCAGCGGGAGGTTTTCGTCGATGACGTCCGCGCAATCTTTCGCGAGCCGCCGCCGAACGGCGACGAGCGCGCGTGGGGGCAAGTATGGCGCAATGCTATCCGGGCGGGAATTATCGAGCCGAGTGGCAAGCACCGCGACTCGGCGCGCGCAAAAGAGTTGGGCTTCGCGACCCGGCCTTATCCGATCTATCGCTCTTTGATTTTCGGAGCGTCACAATGACGAGGCCGCGAATGGCTGACGCGGACGAGGCGGCATATCGCGGATATGCGGCGAGCGTCGAAATGATGCTGGGATGGTTCGCGTGCCCGGCGATGCTGCGGCTGCTCGCCGACAACCACCAATGGCTCGCGATCTACTACGCGCGGGACGCGGGCGATTGGGGGCTCGCGGCGCGCTATCGCAAGGCGGCGGGGGCGCTGCGGGCACGGGCCGATGCGCTCGAGGAGGCGAACCGGCGACCGGCGATAACGGGAGGCCACGCATGAGGGTGAATGCGTCCGAGTTTGGCTATCGCGCGGTTACCGGCACGCTAATCGTTATCGGGTTCGTGCTGTGCGCGATGATCACCTGGATAGTCGCCAAGGGCATCGCGTGGTTCGTCATGGCGGTATGGGGTGCGCTCTGATGCGCTGTGAGACCTGTGGTGGCCGCGGCGTTCTATGGCCCGCGGCGGTAACCGGTTGCAACCGGCTACGACCGGTTACCGCCGCAGGTCAGGTTGCGCCTTGCCGCGATTGCATTGGCGGGATCGCGTCGTGTTGCGATACGGCGGGATCGGTCGCCCCAGAACTTCGACCGCCAGACTGCGGCGAAGAGGACCCCGGGCCCCCAGACCCCCGGGCGTCCTTCCCCCATGAGAACTTGGCGGCCGGCGGCGCGATCCGGCCGCCGCTTCTTTGGGGATCGATCGCCTGATGCGTGAGGGCTGGTTCGCGCGCGTTCAAGAGACCGGCAAGGGCTGGCAAGCGTGGCTCGTGCTTTACGACGTCGAGCGCGAGGTCGAACTCGATCAGTACGCGGTCGGGTCGCCGCTGCGGAACAAGTACCAAGCGCAACGGCGCGCGCTGACGGCGCTCAATACCGCGAACGCGGCGCTCGCTTTTGGCCCGGGCGCTGGCGATGAGGAGGAGGCCGATGGCTGACAAGCGCGCGCTCGTCAGGATCGAAGAGATCGCGTTCCGCCTCGATACGCCGATCCGCCTCGTCAAAAAGCGGCTCCGCGAGGCGGGAATCGCGCTGATACGGCCGACGCGCGATGTCGAGTTTATGACCGAGGAGGATTACGACCGGTTCCTCGAATGCCTACGCGACCGCCCGGAGATGGGCCGCCCGCGGAAGGAGCGGCGCTCGGGGAAAGAGGCGGCGCGCGGCCGGCCGCGGCCGGTACCGAAGCGGCTAAGCAACGGCGCCGGCGAGCATGTTCTAGGCCGCCCGGGGCGGCGCAAGGTCGTCGCGCTCGAGCTCGAACGCTCCGATTAGAAACGACACCGGCAACTCCGGCAACCTACGGCCAATGGCCGTAGTGTCGACTTGCGGCCTACGGCCATTGGCCGTAGTCTCTACTTGCGGGGACGGTAGAGGAGAGTACAGAAAAATGCCGTTTACGCTGTTCGCCCCCGGCACCCGCAAAGCTAACCCGTACTGGATTGCGTTCGTGCATGCCGGCGGCCGCCGCGTCGAGCGCTCGACGCGCACCGCCAACAAGGCCGAGGCGAAGCGCTTTGCCGAAGCGCTCGAACGCGAACTCTTGAAGGCCGAGCCGCCAAAGCCCGGCGACAAGGTGAGTTTTGAGGAAGCGGCGCGGCTCTACGCGGCGTGGCGCGGGATCGATCTCGATTTCCCAAAAGCGCATTACGGCAGCGACCGCACCGAGGCGGTCGCGATCAATCGGCTGATCCGCCAACTCGGGCACCGCGCGATCGCGGGGATGGCGCAGCTCGATCTCGTCGCCGCCGCGAATAGGCTCTATCCCGGCCGCGCGCCGGCGACAAAGAACCGCTGGGCGCTGAAATTGGGCGCGCGGATCTTGCACTATGCGGCGCGGCAAAAACTCTGTGGCTGGGAGCGGATCGAGAAATTCAAAGAAAAGCGGCCGGTAACGCGCGCCGTTTCGGTCGATGTTGCCGCCGCGCTCGTCGCAGCCGCGCCCCAAGGGCCGAAGCGGCTGCTCCTCGTCTGGCTCTTCCGCCACGGCACGCGCATCTCCGACACGTTGCAGATCGGCTGGGAGGACAATCTCGACCTTGCGCGCATGACTGTACGCCTACGCATCGGCAAGGGCGACAAATGGAGCGAGAAGCGCCTCCATCCCGAGGTTTTCGAATTGCTCGCTGAGATCCCCGAGGCGGAACGCACTGGCCGGCTCTTCCCGTGGCGGACGAGGAGCGGCGTCTATCGCTGGCTACGGCCGCTTGCGGGAAGCCTCGGGATCCGCATGACGCCGCATATGGCGCGGCACTCGATCGGCACTTGGCTCAACCAGGAAGGCGCCGGGTTGCGCACGATCATGGCGGCGCTCGACCATGACGATCCGTCGTCGTCGATCCGCTATCAATTCGCCGATATCGACATTGTCGCCGCCGCGACGCGGCGCTTTGCGCCGATTACCAAGCGGCGCGCTGGCAATGAGTGAATATGAGGCAAAATTCTGGAGCCCGACCGAGGATCCCGGGCTCGATCTTGCCAAATGGCTCGACGAGCAGGTCGAGGAAGCCGTTATCGCGTATGTGAGCGATGGGTTTTTGACATTGGAAAGCGGCGGCCGCGTCTGTTTTTTTGTCGCCGATCAGCAGATCGACGTGACGTGCTGCGGCAATCTCCGAGAGCTCTTATGGGTTTATCTTTGGCGGCTCGAAGACCACTGGTCAGATCGGATTAGCGTCGAAGAGGCGCGGCAGACGCGGGAGGTACTTGTTGCCGCGATCGCCCAGATCGACGCGGCGCTGAAATGACCGCGGCGCCCGAACTCTTCCGCCGCTGCCGCGACGCTTTGGGGCTCTCGGCAGAGGGCATGGCGCGCGCGTTGTGGATTAGGAGCGGCCGCACCGTCCAGCGTTGGGAGGCGGGCGAGCGCGAGATCCCGGGTCCGGCCTGGGTGGCGCTCTACCATTTCACAAAAGAGCGCGGGTTGACCGAACTCGCCGCCGCGATCGCTACGCTCGGCCGGCAGGTCGCGGCATGAACCGGCACGCACGGCGCGCTAAGGCGAAGGGGGTGCTAAAGGACGTTCAGCGTTGTCGCGAGGATCTGAAGGTTATGCGGAAAAATCCGCTAATCCCGCACTGCATCGAGGATCCTATTACGGGCGAGCCGATCAATGTTCTCGACGGCGAGACCGACCGCGTACTCGATCAGCTCGAAGCCCTTGCACTAATCGATCTCGGCAAAACGGCCGCGGGCCGCGCATGACGAGGCCGGCGAAGCCATGACGAAGATCGGTAGGGAGGGATTGCAACCGGTTCCGAGCGTCGAGCCGGATTATCGCTGCTGCCGCGCGGCGGTATTGAGTGCGGGATTCCGGCAATGCGCACGCAGACCGGTCGCTATAAGGCAAGCGGCGGACGGCAAGCTCTATGGGGTATGCCGACAGCATCGGCAGGCGGAGTGGTTTTTCCCGTGGATCGCGGCCTATCAAATGCCAGAGGATGCACGGATGGCGGCAATCCGGCGCGGCGATGGAGTTGTTGGGTGGGATGGGCGCTAGGGCGAAACCGCCCCGCGATTGCACCACGGCCCAAGCTCGTGCGGAGTGACTGATGCCCGTGACCGAGCGGTGCGGCTCGGCGCCGACGATCTGGGCGAAGCGGATCTTTGCGAGGGGGAATAGAATACTCGTCGTCAGTGCGCTGCTGACTGTCGGGTATGTCATTACCGGCAAGCTCGCCCTGCTCTGGGCGGTCGCACCGGGTTATGCAACGCCGATCTTTCCGCCGGCTGGTCTCGCCGTCGCAGCGATGCTGATGGTCGGCCCAGCGACCCTACCCGGGACGTTTCTCGGCGCGCTGCTGCTCAATCTCTGGAACGGCGCTCTGATCGTGTCGGCAGCCGCTATCGCTGCGGGATCGACGATACAAGCTATCGTTTGCGGCACGGTTTTGCGACATGCCATCGGCTACCCGGCACCCTTCGACAATGGATACGAGCTAGCGCGATTTTTAATCCTGGCGCCGGTCTGTTGCGTAACGAGCGCGACCCTGTCGTTGGGCGGCCTGCTGGCGCTTGGTGCGGTATTGCCGGCCGATCTTGGGGCAAGTTGGGTTTCGTGGTGGTTCGGCGATACCGTCGGTGTCGTCGTCGTGCTGTCTCTAGTATTCCTGATTACCGCAAAATCGGACTGAATAGGGGGGAGATCCTTCTTCGGCGAATTTCCGGCCCGCGGCAACGGCGGCTGAGGCCCCTATTATGATCGATCTCGAAATGTATCCGGGGGTCGCAATAGGCTGAAAAGGGTCGTAATAGTTTTGACCCATCCGGTCGCCATGAATGCCGCCGCGCGCCTCGCATGCAGCGGTTCAAATAGGCAAAAACCGAGGTGGCTAGTCGGCAGCCGGAAGCCGTTGCCGGAGTGCTCTCAGCTTCTTTCTGAGTGTATCCCGGCTTGGGGGCCTAATCCCGCGCTCGTGGGCTGTGGTGACGCTTTTTGTGCTCGGCCCTTCAGCGGTCCAGCCGCCTTCATTGTTAATATATTGAGGCATCTATTATGACCCCACGTCAGGAGCGCGCCCGGCTGCGGCTACAGCGCGAATACGAGAACATGGTCTTCGGTTGCGCCTACGTTATCAGTCGGCTTCCGAGCTGCGGCACGATCCTCAGCACGGAGCGGCCGAAGTGGAGGCACCCCTGATGGCGCGTGACGGTCGATCTTAGCGATCCGCGGAAACTGCGTCTGGCCGCCGAGGAGGCGCGCAGCAAGGCGGAGGAGGTGCATGCGGCGGGGCTCGGGTTTTTTGCGCGCGCCCTGCGCGATCATGCGCTGCTTTACGAGCACTGGGCGGACGAGATCGAGCACGTCGCCGCGCGCCGCCAATCCCGCCGGGAGCGAAAGAGTTAACCTCGTTGCTGTGGGAATCTGTGGGAGAGCGCGTAAAAGCCGCGGAATTCATAGGGGGTGTCCTGCCCTCCGAAGGCAGAGGTCGTGAGTTCGAATCTCGCCGGGTGCGCCAACGAAAACCCCTTGCAAAGCCGCGGATTACCGCGGCTTTTTGCGTTAATGGGGAAGCGCGGAGATACGCGGAGTTTCGCGCTACAAACGCGAACATATGCGGACTTACTGTGGGAATCTGTGGGAATCCTGTGGGAGTCGCGGACCCGGCGTTCGCGCCTTGTTCGGCTCGAATCGTTCGCCGCAACGAGTTGCGCGCGCTACGCGGTAAACGTCCCGAGGCTCACCTATGCGAACCGCCATCGGGACTTGTTTTCGCCTAGGAAGCGCGGCGGGAAAATCGCGCGCGTCGGCCGCGGCGCGGGCGCGCTATAGGCGGGAAGGCTTAGGGGCGGGGGAAACTAGCGGCGGGCGGAAACGCGCGCCGGTGCGCCTGGGAGGGGATTTTTGCCGCAAGCGGGATTTGCGTTTGCGGCGGCGCGGAATTAGAGAAAGACGACGGGCGGCGGCGGTTTGCTCGCGCCCGTCGCTTGAGTGTGGTGATCGCTCCTAACCAACCGCAGAACTGCGGGCGCGGGAATTCTTAGCACACGGAGCGAGGAAGATGGCGATTCCGAATATGACCGAACTTAGCAATTACATTTTTGGTTTGCCGACGCGGGCGCGGACGGTCGTCGCCGGAACCTATACAAACTTCATCGCCAAACTCGGCGAAGCGGACGCGATCGTTACGGCAGAAAAGGCGCGTCAGCGCACACAGCAGCAACCGACCAGCGAAGGGCGTCGGCGCGGGCGGCCGGCGAGTACGACGGCGAGCGCGACGCGGCGCGGGCGGCCGTCGACCACCGGAAAATTCAATTCGATCGAGGGGATGGTCGCGTTTGTTACGCAACACCCGGGGCCGGTGAGTTATGAGACGCTGAAGGCCAATTGCGTGCCCTCTAAACAAAAATCGATCAACGCTTGGGGCCAGCAGGCGGTACGCAGGAATCTGCTCGGCCGCGGCGCCGAGAAGACTTATGTCGCCGTTGCCGCGCCGGCGGCGGCGACGCAGGCCGCCGCCTAATGCAATAGCGTTGCGAGGCCGTAGCCGGCGAGCACAACGACCGCGAGCAGCAGCGCCAGCTTGCCGAGCTCGACGACGGCACCGGTAATTGCGAGCACGATCGCGAGCGCGGTCGAGCCCTGGCGGGATATGCCCGGCGGTGCCTGGTTCGGGAACGGCACGACGGAATCGTCCGGGTCGCGAGGCGGCATCGGCGCAGCTCCTTAAGGGGGCTTATGGCGAGGGGAGAATCTTGATTGCCGTGATCGGCGGCCGGCCGATGACGATCGCGACGGTCGGGCTTAGCGCCGGGCTCGGGTTGTATTGCACGAGGACGGCGTAGGAACCGGGAGCCGCGCCGGCCGGGGCGGCGACCAGCCAGCCGGTTGCGTCCTGCTGGATCGCCAAGGTAATGCCGGCCGGCACCGCCCAGGTAAACGGGTCGGGCGAGAGCCGGTTGCCGTCCTGGTCCTGCGCCTCGACATGCAGCGCTTGGCCGCCGGCGGTCAGCGCGAGCGCCGGCTCAGCGAGCGCGACCGCTTGCGGGCCTTTGGCCGCGGCCGTCCGCGCCGGTCCGCACGCGAGGATGAGGATCACGAAGGCGACAAGGGATCGCGCTACGTTCATTGCTGTGAATGCCTGCGAAAACGCTCGCCGGGAGCGCGCGCGAGGAGCGCACGGCGGCAGCGTTAGCGCCGGCTCCACCACCTCGCGATCTCGTCGAGCGAGGTTGCGGCGATATAGGAGCGGTCGACGATGCCGAGACCCGGCACCGGCTCGACGTCGCGGCCGAGCCGGCCGTTCGTCGCTTGCCAGATCCGCCACGCCGACCAGCCAGTCGGGCAGATCGGCTGATTGCCCCATTCGGCGAGCCACAGCGGGCACTGACTTAAAACTCTATGCGGCAGCCCGCCGCCCTTGCCGTCGGGGCCGAAGCGGGTGCCGTAATAGAACGGCAGAAAGCCCGCCTTGTCGGCGAGGCGCTGCGCGACGTCGGCGGCGAGCGGGATCGTCACTGAGCCGTCGGCTCCGCCCGGGTTCGCTTCGACGTCGATCGCGAGTTCGAGGCCAGAAAGAGGCCCGATGGTCGCGAGGAGATGGTCGGCTTGGCTCGCGGCCGGCGCCGCGTCGAGAAAGGCATAGGCTAGGACGTTCATCCCGGCCGCCTCGGCGGCGGCGCGCCACGCGCGGAAGACGGGATCGACAAAGCCCGTGCCCTGCGTCGCCTTCAATGCGACATAGCGGATCCCATAGGCATAGGCCGCCGCGAAGGCTTCCGGCGTCGGGTGCGAGATTATCGCGTTCCAATGCGAAAGATCGGCCATGCAATAGAACATCGCCGGCGGGAAATAGGGGCTCATCACGGCTCGGTAGATTTGACGAGACGGCGGATCTGGCGGCGGCCGTAGCCGTACGGCACGCCCTCGACCTCATGCGCCCAAAACAAGCCGTAGCCCTGGCCGTGAAAGGTCGCGATCGCGAAGGGCGTGCCCTCGAGCCGACGGCGCAGAAAGCTGAGATGTACCTTGAGGGAGTTGAGGCTGCCGCCGTCCTCGGGCTTGCCGGCGGACGCCTGAGCGAGGAAATCGGCTGGAACGCAGCGCCGAAAGCGCTCGCGCAACAATAAGAGGATGCGCCATTGTATCGGCGTCGGCCGGCGCCGCTTGCCGTCGACAACGAGGCAGCGCGCGGCGCCGTCAAAGACCGGATCGGCAATCGGCTGCGCCGCACCGGCATCGATGATGCCAGCGCAATGCGGGCATTCTCTCATAGGCTCCAGTAGCGCAGCCCAGGCGGCACCAAGGCGCGGTTGACGGCCGATCTGACGTCGACAAAGACCCCGCCGGGGACGAGCACCGGAAAGAGCGCCTCGCTATTGAGCACGCGATGCGGTACGGCCAGGATCAGCGCGTCGAGATCGGTCAGCGCGGCAAGCGGTAGCAATTCGATGCCGTATTCGCGCCGCGCTTCTGCCGGGTCGGCGAGCGGATCGGCGACGAGCGCCGAAATCCCGAATTCGCGCAGCTCGCCGACGATCGTCGGCACCCGGCTGTTGCGCAGGTCCGGGATGTTCTCCTTGAACGTGATGCCGACAATACCGACGCGGGCCCCTTTGACGGGGCGGGACGCCTCGATCAGCAGCTTGACCAGGCGCTGCGCGATAAACGCGCCCATGCCGTCATTGATCCGCCGACCGGACTGGATGACCTGCGGGCAATAGCCGAGCCGCTCGGCCAGCGCGGTCAAATAGTAGGGGTCGACCCCGATACAGTGACCGCCGACGAGCCCCGGCGAGAAGCGCAGGAAATTCCATTTCGTACTGGCCGCGTCGAGGACCTCCTTCGTCGAGATGCCGAGCCGGTCGAAAATGATCGCGAGCTCGTTCATCAACGCGATGTTGAGGTCGCGCTGCGTGTTCTCGATAATCTTGGCCGCCTCGGCGACCTCGATCGAGGAGGCCCGGTAGAGGCCAGCCGCGACGATCTGGCCGTAGACTGCGGCGATGCGCTCGAGCGTCGCTGCATCCTCGCCGGCGACGATTTTGACAACCGTCTCCAGCCGGTGCACGTCGTCGCCCGGGTTGATCCGCTCCGGCGAGTAGCCGAGGGTAAAATCGGTCGTGCCCGAGGCTTCGCTCAGCAGCGGCCGGCAGAATTGGCGCGTCAGCCCCGGATAGACGGTCGACTCGAAGACGACGACGACGCCGGGCTGTAAATGCCGACCGATCAGGCGACAGGCACTCTCGAGCGGACCAAGATCGGGCCGCCGCTCGGCATCGATCGGCGTCGGCACCGTGACGACAAAGAAGCTAGCCTCGCTCAACCCTTCCGGGTCGGCGGTAAAGCTCAGCGCTGTCTCGCGAAGAGCCTCGGGGCTGACTTGGCCGGTGGTGTCATTGCCGGCCCTTAGCGCGGCGATGCGCGGTTCCGAGATATCGAAACCGATGACGGGCGCAAAGTGCTGCGCCAAGGCGAGCGCCACCGGCAGCCCGACATAGCCGAGGCCGATGACGGCAAATCCTCGCTCCATGCAGGGGTCAGCGGATTATCCGCCGCCATGCCCGCCGAGCATTCCGGACCAGGCGGCGAGGCCTTGCGCGTTGTGGGCTTTGAGCGCGGCGAGCCCGTCGCTTGCGGCGTGCGGGTTGTGGAGGAGGCCGATTGCCGCCTCGGCGAGGTCGTCGGCGTTGTCGGCGCTGGCCTGCCAGCGCTGCGGTACCCAGTCGATCGCGTCCGAGGTGACGCTCGGCACGCCGTTCGCGATACCGTCGGCGACGACCATGCAGAAGCTCTCGGTGTAGGAAGGCTGGATCAAGAGATCCATGTGCGCGACGATGCGGCGGAAGGCCGGCCAGGACTGCCAGCCGGATGGCACGATCTTGGCACCCGGCAGGTTCGCATAGAGCGCCTCAAGCGCGCGCGTGATCGTATCGCCGCCGCCTTCGGCGCGGCCCGAGCTCACCCAAAATTCGAGATCGGCACCGAGCCGCGCGGCGACCTCGAGCGCTGCCGCGCCGGCGGTCAGGAGGTTCTTCAAAGGGCGCGTCGCGCCAAACGAGCCGATGCGCAACACCCGGCCCGGCCGCCCGTGCCGCGCCTCGGTCAACGTACGGTCGAGCGCGTACATGTTCGGCAGCCAGCGCATCGGCTGATGATAGACGCGCGCCCACCAGTCGATGAGTTTCTGGCTATTAGCGCCGATGTGCAAATTGACCGAGGCGGTTTGCAGGTCGCCGGCCTCGCGTAAAAGCCGCACGCCATTCGGGTCGGCCTGCAAAAAGCCGATATTCGAATGCGAGACGATGGTGAAATCGACGTCATGCCATTGCCGGGAGAGCGCCATCAAATCGGCGGTCGGGATCCACGGCGCCGAGATCACGACATGGCTCACCGGGACTTGGCTCCCCGCGGTGGCGCGCGCGTAGCTCTCACGAAGGCGGATGCCGAGCTCGTCTGCCGAAAGGATCGGCCACACTTCAGTCCAATAGCCGGCGGCGTTCAGGATTTGCGAATTGGTCAGCGCCGTCACGCCGAGCCCGATATGGCTGATGTGCTTGTGCGCGGCAAAATTCTTGTAACAGATCGCGAGGTGTACCGAGCCCGCGCCCGGCGCGACCGCATGCGGCAGGTAGCGCATCAAACAACCATCAAAAAGGGGATTAGCGGAAAAGCCCGGTAAGGGCGACTTTGATCTGATACGCCGCGGTCGCAAGGGCGACGACGCCGGCACCAAACCACATGAAGACGCGGAGCGTCGAGCGGCTGACCTTGGTAATATTCACCAGTGTTTCGACGTGATCAACAATTCCGGACCGGCCGTTGCCGTCGCCGAATAGCGCCTCGTCGATGCGGTCGAGCCTCGCGTCGAGTTGCTCAATGCGCGCCATCATCGGCCCGGATATCGGGCAATCGTCGCAAGGCAGCTTTCGCCCCGCGAAGGGGCAGTCTGCGCCGACTCGTTCGCTCATCGCCGCCGCCCGACAATGCGCATGCCATTGGGACCGAAGCTATAGTTCTTCGTCTCGGTGCCGCCGTTGCCGTTGGGAACCGAGAGGCAGGCCTCGCCGGTCTGCTCGTCGGCGCTGATGATCTCGCCCGGCACGTCGGTGTAAGAATCGGTGCGGACGATTTTCCAGCGCCGCTTGTCATCGGCGCTCTGATAGCTGTCGAGCTTCATCGCGTTATTTCCCGACGCCGAGCAGCATCAAAGTACCGACCGGCGGCCCGGTAACGACCGGCGAATAGTTGATCGCGAGGAGTCCGTTGGCACCGTCGCCGGCGCTACCGCTCGGCCAGGTCGCGCCCGCCGCGCCGCCGCCGTAGAGGCCGCCATTGCCGGCCGCGCCCGCCGCGCCGCCGCTGCTCGACCCGGCGCCGCCGCCGCCGCCCGAGCCATGCGACGCGTCGAGATCGGTCCCATCGCCGCCATCGCCGGCGGCCTTTGGCGCGCCGGTACCCGATCCGCCGCCGCCGCCCGAGCCGTGGCTACCCTTTGCGCCCGGGCTATCGGGCGCGCCGCCCGCCGTACCGTCCCAAGCCGTGCCGCCGGTGCCGCCGACTTGCGCGCCGCCATTGCCGTCGCCGCCGCCGCCCGGCCCCGTCGTATTGAGCGTATTTTCGGGAGCGCCGACGGCGCCATTGCCGTTCGGTCCCGCCGCGCCGGCGCCGCTGCCGCCGGTATAGGAGCAGGAACCGCCACCGCCTTGCCCACCGGCGTGCTTGGTCGTGCCGACGTCATTGGCCGTGCTCTGCGCGGTCGGGCTCGACTGATTGGTCGCGTAATTGCCGCCCTTGGCACCGACTTGGACAGCGCTGCCGGCGATCGAGGCGCAATTCGACGTCGCGTTGCAGAGATAAGTATCGCCGCCCGCGGTCCCCGAATTGTGCGTCGAGCCGGCGCCGATCGCGACCGTCACGGTCGCGCCCGGGGTCAGCGTCAGGTTTGTGATCTTCGCGTAGTCGCCGCCGTTGCCGCCCGCGGTCGGACAGCCGCCGGCATTGGCGGCCGAACCGCCGGCGCCGATCGCCTCGATCGTATTGTTCGAGGAGTCCCAATCGCTCGGAACGACCCAGCTCGTCGTCCCTTGCGTTAAATAAACCGTCGTCGCGCTCGCCGGGATCGCGGCACACGCCAGAACGAGAGCGATGATGAGCGACGATCGAATAAAACTCGCGGCGATCGATCCGCGCTGGTGGGTCGTTACCTGCGCGATTGACGGCGTTAGGCACGTCGTATTGCGGATCGAGCATCCGACCGCCGGGCGTCTCGATTTTCTCCTTCCGAGCCACGAAGCCGCAGGGCTGGCGGCCGCGCTCATCGGCGCGTCGGACAAGCGAGACATCGAGGCGAACTAGAATTGCGCCCAGGTGATCGAGCCGCCGGTCTGTGCGGTGCCAGAAAAGAGCACGCAGACGTCGTTGTTGGCGTCGGGCGTAATCGCGATGACGCCGATACCGTTGCCGGCTGCATAGCCGCCGTTCGCTGTGCCCTGGTCGCCGCGCGCCGCCGTAGCGCCGTTGAGGAGTCCCTTGGCCCCGGTGTCGCACTCCGTCGACGACTTTGTGCCCTCGACGATCGCCCAATTGATCGCGCCGGCGACGGGCCCGACCTTGGCGAAGCAGATATAGACTTTCTGGCCCGAGACCTTCGAGACGAGCTTGATCGCGGTCGAGGCCCCGTTGTTGTCGAACGGGGTCGTATTCGTATTGGCGATCGTCCGGCCGGCGCAACCCGCTTCGACGAGCCAGGCTGAGGTATTCGTGCCGCTGCCGGTGCTCTGCGAGGCCGGTTGCGGGTTCGTCAGCGTCGGCTGATCGGTCGCTAATACGACGCGCTGCGTGCCGGCCGATTTAGTGCCGCTGTTCGTGTCGATCGTCGTGCCGTTGAGCTTGTCGAGCTCGAAAAAGCAGAGCGCCGACGACGACGCGCAGGGGATATAGGCGGCGAGCGCCGGCAAGACGCGCGTCGCCTCGCCGAGCAAAGCGCCGCCGACGAGCAAGCCCGCCGCCGCCAGCGCCAGAACAATGCTGCGTCTCACGGTGCGATCATCCAGTTCGAGGAGCCGTCGCTAATCAGGCCGAGGGCGTCCTTGTTGTCGATAAAGCTGAGCGAGGAATTGCCGTCGATCGTCCCCGAGACCGGGGTGATCGTATGCGTGTCGCCATTGCCGAGCGTCGTCTTGACGACGAGCAGATAGCCGGAATTGCCGCTAGCGGCGGCCGGAATATTGGTTGTCTTGCTGCCGGCCGTCGCGGAGGACCAATAGGTGATCGTCTGATTGGCGGTAAGCGTGACGGTATGCGTCGTGCCGGTCGTTACCGGGTCGAGCGCAAAGCCGCCGCCGGCGCCGGCGCCGGCGCTCGCCCATTGCGGGTTCGCGCTCGCGCCCTGCGTCTGCAAGAACTGGCCCGACGTACCATGCGCCAGCGCCGCCCAAGCCGAGGCGCCGCGATAGAGCACATCGCCTTGCGCCGAACCGAAGACATAATCGAGCAACGCGGAAAGCGTCGTTGCTATCGGTACGGCCGCGCCGCCGCTGGTATTGGCGAGCAAATCGCCGTCGGCGATCGCGCTTAGCCCGGTGACCGAAGCCCATTGCGGGTTCGCCGCAGCGCCCTGCGTCTTGAGAAAGTTTCCCGACGTTCCCGGTGCGAGCACCGCCCAAGCCGAGGCGTCACGATAGAGGATATCGCCTTGCGCCGAGCCAAAGACCGCGTCGAGCAAGGCCGTGATTGTCTTAAAGCTCGGATCGGCGCTGGCACCATTGTCGGCGAGGATGCGATTAGCGGTGCCGATCGTCGCAAACGCGACCGCGCTCGTCCCCTCGCCGAGCAAGACCGCATGCGCGGTCAAGCTCGTATCACCGGTGCCGCCTTGCGCGACCGTCACCGGAAAGGAGGCGATGCCACCGACGAGATGACCGCCGGCGGTAACGCCGTCCTGCAGGTACAGAAGCCAGTTCGTCGTATCGACGACGAGCTCGCCCTTGGGTCCGGTATAGGCGGCGACCTGCGAGGCGGTGCCGCGCAGTAATTGGACGTCGATCATTTATGCGCCGATGAGCCCGAGGTCGATTTGCAATGTCGACGCCGTACCGAGCGCGCCAAAGTCACAGCGCGCGCTGATCGCCGTCTGGTCGAGACTGCCCCAATCTTCCGAGCAACCGCCGGCGAGCCCGATTATTACCGGGCAAGCCCCGGGGCCGCCGGTCTCGCTCAATCCGGCACCGGTCAGCGTATAGCTGTAGTGCGGAACGATCGCGATATCTTGGAGCGCCAGCCCGAGGCTGTTGAACGAGGGGAACTTCAGATAGATCGTCTTGCCGACAAGATTGGCCGGGTATTGCTGGACAAAGACCGGCCCGGCGACGCGCGCGAATTGGCTGCCGCTATTGTGCGCGCCGATCGTCGTGCCGTAGAGCCCGCGCCGGAGATAGGTGCCGAGATCGTAGCGATAGGCGCTCGTCAGCGTCGCCGCCGAATAGGCGATAAGCTCGCCGTCGCAATAGCACAGCGTGACAAAATCGTCGGCGTCGGCGCTCGTGCCGGCAATCAGCGCGCCCTGGCTCGCGGAGAGATCGACCGACAAGGTGTGTGTCGTATCGGGGTCCGATCCGGATGCGAAATTCGCCGTCAATACCCCTTGCACGCCGCCGCGGCGGATCGTCCCAAGCTGCCCGTAAGTGCCGGCGCCCCCGGCCTCGACGCTGAGCCAAACCTGGCAACCGCCCCAATCAGCCGAGGGGCCGGTCGCGATGATCCAGAGCTCGAGCTCGTTGCCGGTAAGATCCGGTCCCGGCTCGAACATGACCGGCGCGTTGATAAAGCCGGGATTGGCGCTGACAATGTCGGTAAGCCCGAGCCCGCCGCCGGTGTCTTTTGGGTAGACGAGCGCCGTCGAAACGCCGCTTGGGCTTATCGGGGGCAATGGCATGTTGTCAGATGCCCGCGATCGCGTCGGCGATCATTAGATAGCCGAGCCCGTCCGGGTTGACCGCCGCCGGATGAAAACCGGCGTCGGCGCCGGGGTTGATCAAGAGCCCCGATTGCGGCGGCGCGTTCACCCAATCGTAGAGCACGCGCCATTGAAAAGTGCCAGCGTCGCTAAGCGGCGGCCACGGGCCGTCGATAATCCCCCAAGGCGGCAGGGCGGCCGTCGCGTAGAGGCTCGACATATTCTCGGGCGCAATCAGCCAGCCGAAAATGATGCCGTTTGGCGAATTTGTCGAAACCCCCGAGACTTGCGGCGACGTATTGTTGTCGGCGACTTTCTTTGGCAAGCTCCCGTTGGTGTCCCAGACGGTTGCCCAATCGACGCCGCCAGCGACGCCGAGAATCGCGATCGAAGGCAGATAGCCGAGACCGGCGAAATTGGCTTGCACAGTAATGCGCGTCCCGACTGCGACGCTGCGCACATCGGCCCACCAGATCTCGCCGCTAGCCTCGACGCTGCCCGGTGCGAGGGCGGTGTAGGCGGTGCGCTTGTGCCAGACGAGCGTTCCGAGATCGTCGGTGATATTGGCGACCGCCGCCGGCGGGGTTAGGCCATTGGCGCGATTGGCGACAAAGGCGACGAGCAGATCGACCCGGGTGACCGGCGTCGTGAAGTAGTTCGTGACAATCTCGATCCAGGCCGGCCGCGTTGCGAGGACGCTCGCCTCACTCGGGCTCCACGCCGGGTCGTAGGCGCTGGTCGAGGCGACCGAGGCGACCGACATCGGTATGATCGGCGGGATCGGCGGCGGCGGTGCTACAGCACCGATGACCGGATCCTCGGCCTCGATCGTCAGATCGCCGTTTTCGTTCTCCTCGATGCTGGTGATGCGCACCGGGAATTGGTTCAGATAAGCGTCGCCGGCGCGCCCGGTGAGCAATACGATGTCCATCGGCTCGAGCAACGCATAGCGCCAGCCGAGTTGGAACTTCACGGTGGTGTGGCGCATGTACTGGCCGCGCTGGAGATAGATCTGCGCCGAGACATTGGCGCTGGCGGCGTTGCAAAAGCATTTGCCCTGCAGATGGTCGGCGGTGCGCAAACCGTACTGGTCGATCGCGCCCTGGTCGAAATTCGCCATCACCGTCGAATTGTAGAAATTCCCGCGGTCGAGATACTCCATCGTCACCCAGTTGAGCGCATCGGCCGGGTTCGAGCGCGTGATCTCGATCGGGTCGTCCTTGTTCTCCTCGAGGCTGCCGAGCTGGCCCATATGCCACGGCAAGAAATCATCGTCGGTGAGGCTGTAGACCGGGATGAGGTTCGGGTCCCACGTCACGCCGTTGCCGGCGAGCGCGACATCGCCATAGGGAATGAATTTTAAGAGACTGCCGGACCAGACGATCGCGGTATTGGTCAATTTGGCGAGCGAAGCGATCCATTCCTGCGCTTCCTGCTGGCCGTCGAGCGCAACCGAGATGACGAGTCCCGCCGCCAAGCAATAATTGCCGTAGACCGTACCGATATCGGGGTCGAGGTTGGTGATCGGAAAGCCAGCGCCGTAGCGCGCATTGGTCAGAAAATCGGTGACGACGATCGCCGGGTTCGCATCGCGCGGCCAACTCGGCCCGGCGGTGCCGGCGGCAATGCCGGTGACCTCAAACGAGATATTCGGGATCGCTGGCGAGGGCCCGAGATCCATCGGCGTGCCGGTGACGTGGCACGTCCCGGAATAGCCGACCTGCGCGCCGAGCCCCGCAAAGACCGGGTCTGGTGCCTGGCCGTCATTGCCGGCATAGGCGGTGAGGCCGACCGATTGGAAATACGCGACGCCCGAGGAGGACCAGACAAAATTTCTGGCGTCGATCGACACTGGACCCTGGCAAATCGCGAAATCGACGTCGACCGTAAAATCGACCTGGCCCGAACCCTTTTTGCCGCCGCCCTTGCCGCCGCCGCCGCCTTTGCCGCCG